GAAAGTATTTAATGTTGATAAGACAAAACATAGATTCCAAATCAAAAAAGAATTCGTAAGTAGAAGTGGTATTTGGATTGCTAAGAAACGATACGCTCAATGGATTATTGCGGAGAATGGTATTCCAACCGATAGATTAGATGTAAAAGGATTGGACGTAGTTCGTTCATCATACCCCGCACAATTCCGTAACTTTATGAGTGGCGTATTAATTGATATTCTTAAAGGTGAAACTGAAATGGTATTAACTGATAAGATATATGATTTCAAAAAGGATTTGGTTAATATGGATGTAACTTCTATCGCTAAGAATTCAGCAGTAAAAGAATTATCCAAATATATTCCAAAGAAAAAAGATAATAGAGCAATGTTCCAATTTAATAGTGGAACTCCGGCACACGTTAAAGCAGCAATTGCACATAACCAATTATTAGTTTACTTTAAATGCCCTGCTAAGCACGCTCCAATGAGAGATGGTGATAAGATTAAATGGGTATATCTAAAACAAAATCCATATGGATTAGATGCCGTTGGGTTCAAAGGACACGATGACCCTGATGAAATAATGGATTTGGTGAGGACGTATATCGATTATGATAAAATCTTCGAAAGGGAATTATTAAAGAAACTGGAGGACTTCTATGGGGCTTTAGGATGGGGCGCAGTACTTTCCTCACAAAAGACAGCAGAACAATTCTTTTCTTTCTAAAATATTTGGTAGTTTCAGATATTTTTCGTATATTTGTATAACAAATTAAAACATAAATTAAAATTTCAATTATGAACAAAGGCAAATTTGATGGTTTCGTAAATCGTTACAACTTAGGTGGTGAGATTGAATCCGTTATGGTAAAATCCGATGACAAGAACTTATCGGTAAGAATGATTTCAGATGACAAAACCTTATTAGGTGATGTTACAGTAGTGGGTGGTGAATTTCCAAATGGTGAATTTGGTATTTACACTACATCACAATTAAAAAGCTTATTGAGTGTATTAGATGATGCTATCACTGTAGAAGAAGTGACCGGTGCATTGAAATTCTCAGATAAGAAAACAAAGGTACAATATATGTTAGCAGCACCATCGGTGATTCCTGCAGTACCTGATTTAAAAGCATTACCTCCATTTGATACGGAAGTTGCTTTGGATGATGAGTTTGTAAATAAGTTCATCAAATCAAAAGGAGCATTAGCTGACGCTGATACTTTCACATTTACTATCAAAGGTGGTAAGGCTGAAATTATCTTAGGTTACTCATCAATTAACTCAAATAGAATTTCTATTGGTGTTGATGCAACCGCTAAAGAAGATATTGAACCAATTGCTTTCTCAGCAAAATATTTGAAAGCTATCTTAATGGCTAACAAAGGTTCTAAAACATCTTCATTGAAAATCTCATCTAAGGGATTATCACATGTATCATTTACTGATGGAGATTACACTTCAAACTATTACTTAGTAGAAATTAAATAATTAATATGAGCTTTTGGGATACTGAACCACAAAAACCTATCTTTGACTTTGAATCTGAAAAGAAAAAGTTAATAGAAAATATGGACTATCTGATGACAATGTCTGTGCAAGAACAAACACTATACAAAAAGTGGGTGGAGTTGCAAGAACCATCAATGATTCAGGCCAAAGCCCAAATAGCATCTTATTATGATACCCAATGGAAACCAACTGATATCAACAATAAGGAGCTAACGATAAAAGAAATTGAATTGTTAGACCCTTACGTTGAGATTGTTGATGACCCGAAGGAATCTACTAAATGGGCAGCGGTAAGACGTATGATTCACACAATGGATTTTACAGCAAACCCTGGTCGTAATGTAAAGATTAATGTAAAGGATAGAGTAAGTGGAAAATTATTAGGACAAATTTCATTAGCATCCGATGTAACCGCTATGGGAGTTAGAGATAACTTCATTGGTTGGACTAAGGATAATAAATTTGTTGATGGTAAATTAAACAACACTACTATCGCTTCTACTATCGTATGTACTCAGCCATTAGGTTATAACTTTTTAGGTGGTAAGTTAATCGCTATGATGACAACTGTACCTGAAGTTAGAAACTATTGGAATGAAAAGTATAAGAACGTATTGATTGCAGTAGGTACAACATCTTTGTATGGTATTCACTCTCAATATAATGGTATTCCACTTTTCAAAACATTGGGTGAATCGGCTGGTAAGATTAGTTTAAAGCCGGATGATAAATTCTATGACCCTTGGCATCAATGGATTAAGGAAAATAAAAATGATTGGTATTTGGAAAACATTACTAGAGAAAGAGCTCGTAATGGTGCTAATATGGGATATGAAGCTAACGGACCTGTTAGTGGTATCAAACAAAAGATATTAGGACAAATCTTTAAAGAGTGTGGTATTAAGGCAACTGAATATCATCACGGATTTAAGAGAGGTGTTTATATGGCTATGATGTATGAGAACGGATGTGAGTATCTTAGAAACGAAATTACCGAAGATAAATTAATCCTTAAAGATAAGTTTAAGCAAGGTACGGAGTACATCAACAAATGGTGGAAGAAACATGCAATCAGTAGATATACAAAACTACATGATGAGGGAAGAATTAAACCCGAACACTTATTCTACATAGATGCTATTGGAATTAGTTGGGAAGAAATGAAAGCTAAATATCTATCAGAAGTAGGAAGATAAAAATAAAATTATGGCAAAAAGTAAAAAAACAAAAAAAGTAGAAGAAGTAATTGATAATACTCAATTAGAACCAATTGGACTTACACAAGAAAAATTAGAAAATTGTGAATGGTGTTTTCAGTTTGATGAAGATGAACCACAAATATTTGCTTGGACTGGTGATGATATGAATAAAGATGAAGAACCTAAAGTAATATTTACTGTATCTAATACAAAAAATTCTTATATTACCTTCACTCATAAAAATGGCAAATCATTTAAATTATTTGCTAGAGAATTAAGCGATGCTGGTAGACAACTTAGAGAACAACAATTAAAATTAAATTTAGAAAATGAAAGTACGAATAAAGAAGCTTAATGAAAATGCAGTAATCCCATCATATGCAAAAGATGGTGATGCTGGTATGGATTTAGTAGCAACATCAATTATATCAGAAACCGATACTCAAATTACATATGGTATTGGTTTAGCTTTAGAAATTCCAAACGGCTTCGTAGGATTAATATTCCCTCGTTCATCGGTTAGAAAGACTAGATTGATGTTAAGTAATTGTGTAGGTGTAGTTGATAGCGGATATAGAGGAGAGTTACAAGCTACATTTAATAAAGTTAATCAAAACTCAATTGCTGAGAATGATTATAAAGTAGGAGATAGAATTGCACAAATTATGATTATTCCACATCCGCCGATTGAGTTTAAAGAAGTAAATGATTTATCTGAAACTGAAAGAGGTGAAGGTGGATTTGGTTCAACTGGAAAATAAAAAATAAAATATGTTTATAGAACAAACGGAAGAAAAGGTAAATAATAATTTGTGGGTAGAGAAGTATCGCCCATCAAAGCTTGTTGATTATGTAGGTAACGAACATCTAAAATCAAAAGTAGAAGGTTACTTAGAAACAGGCGAAATTCCACATTTACTTTTGTACGGAAAAGCCGGTACTGGTAAAACTACATTAGCAAAGCTAATTGTAAAATCAATTGAATGTGATTATATGATTATCAACGCATCTTCGGAGAACAATGTGGATACGGTAAGAAATAAAGTAACTAACTTTGCATCTTCAATGGGATTCAAGCCATTTAAGATTATCATTTTGGATGAGTTTGATTATATGACTCATAACGCACAAGCTATCCTAAGAAACTTAATGGAAACATTTTCAGCACATTGCCGTTTCATATTAACTTGTAACTATGTTGAGAAAGTAATTGACCCAATTCAAAGTAGATGTCAATCATTTCAAATTGTACCTCCAACTAAAAAGGATGTTGCTATGCAAATTAGTAAAATCTTAAAGAATGAGGAAGTGGAATTTGAAGTTAAGGATTTAGTTCCAATTATTGACGCAGCTTATCCTGATATTCGTAAGGTTATTAATACTTGCCAATTGAACTCAATCAAAGGTAAGTTAAAAGTAGATGTACAAAATCTATTAGAGAATGATTATAGAAATAAAATTATTGACATCCTATCTTCAAAAGATGATAAGAGAAACAAATATATGAAAGTAAGACAGGCTCTTATTGATTCTAAAGTTACGGACTTTACTGATTTATATACAATGTTATATGATAAGGTAGATGAGTATGGTGGAGAAAACACAGCTAATATCATTCTTTTATTAGGAGATGGTGTAAGTAAATCAGCAGTAGCAATTGATAAAGAAATTATTGCAGCTGCAACATTAATTCAAATTTTAAATATTATATAATGGCAAACATTTTAGGAGCAGGTGGACAACCAATAGGAGGACAAGAAGAGAAACCAATTTCATTAGAGAAAACCGAAGCAATTGCATGTAAGAAGTGTGGTGGTGAGGTTTTTGTACAAGGGTTTGGATTTCGTAAGATTTCAAAGTTATTAACTGGTAAACCAAAAGATGAAGTACTGCCGGTTGAACTATTTCTTTGTGGAGATTGTGGTGAAGTATTAAATGATTTATTACCTCCGGGTTTAAAAGTAGAAGAAGAAGCATAATATGGCTAAAACATTATTCGACCATCTAAACGCAATTACGGATAAGAAAGACCCAAAGTATTGGGACACACTTGATGAAAGTGATAAAAAGACATGGAGTAACTATATGATACTCCGTTTTCTTTCTATGAAAACTGAATGGGTAGAACTAATTGCAGATATACAACCTTACATTCAGGAGGCACCGCCTAAAGCGATGTACTTATGTTTGATAGGATTGATTCCAAAGACAAGAGCATTTCTAAAATATATGAAACCAGCTTCATCTGAAAAGTATGAAGATTGGATTGTTAAATTAGTTGCACAATTCTATGAGGTATCAGAAACCGAATCAGAAGAATATCTTAAAATCCTTTATGAAACTACAAGCGGTAAAATGCACATAAAGGAAATCGCAGAGAATTATGGTACTGACCCAAAGCAAATTACTAAATTAAAACTCAAAGTTTAATTTGGTTTATTGGGATAATTTTCGTATCTTTATATAAATAAACATAATGGCAAAAGTATCATTTTCGCAGTACTCAATGTGGAGTAGCTGTCCGCATCAATATAAGTTAAATTACATAGATAAGTTAGGTGAGAGTTCATCTAATATACATACAATATTTGGAACTGCTATGCACGAAACAATTCAACATTACCTTTCGGTTATGTATGGTGTTTCCAAAAAGCAAGCAGATGAAATCAACAAAGATAAGCTCTTATTAGAAAGAATGAGAGAAGCTTACAAAACCGAAGCTGAAAAGATGAGTGAAGGAACTCCTTGTACTCAAATTGAATTAGAAGAATTTTATGGTGATGGTAGAAGAATCTTAGCATGGTTGGATAAGCACATGCACAAATTTTATTCAAAGAGTGGATATGAATTAGTAGGCATTGAAATTCCTTTGAACGCAACTATTAAAACAGGCGTACACTTTATTGGATTCATAGATATCGTATTAAGGGATGTGGCTGAGAATTCAATTATTATCATTGACCTTAAAACATCTACAATGGGATGGAATCAGTATCAAAAAGCTGATAAGATGAAGAACTCTCAAATTCTTTTATATAAGAAATATTATTCGGAATTATTTAATATCCCATTACAAAAGATTAAAGTGGAGTATCAAATACTTCGTAGGAAGTTACCCGAAGATTCTGCATTCCCAATTCCACATGTATCAAAGCACATCCCAGCACATGGTTCACCATCGGTTACTAAAGTATATGATGAGTTTATGGCATTCATCAATGCAGTTTTTGATGATGAGGGTAAGTTTAGAGATATAGAATTTCCTAAAGTGCCGGGTCCGGCTAAAAAGAATTGTAAGTTTTGTGAGTTTGGAAATAGAGGAATATGTGATAAAAAGGCTACAAAATAAATTTTATGTTTTTTTAAATTCATTATACTTATATATATAAATATATTAATGATGAATCAAGAAAACACAAAACTGACAACAGTGAAAATACTAAAAGATGTATATTCAAGTTTCAAAAAAGTTTCTTTTACATCGGATGTTACACTTCAAAAGCTGGTAAATAGAACAGTAGAAAGGTATGTTACCGATATAGAATTTAGAGAAGAAATGAACGAATACTTAAAATTACAAATTTCAGGTTCACAATTTTAACAACACAAATAAGTTATGGCAAAAAAGAAGATTCTGTTACTTTCAGATGATTTAAGAATGGCAAGTGGTATCGCCACAATGTCAAAAGAATTGGTGCTAGGTACGGCACATAAATACGATTGGTTTCAAGTAGGAGCCGCAATTAATCACCCTGAAGCTGGAAAAGTTTTAGATGTTAGCCAAGATATCCAAGAAAGATATGGTATCGCCGATGCTAATGTAAAGATTTTACCTTGGAATGGTTATGGTAACGCTGATTTGATTAGACAATTAATCAATGCAGAAAAGCCTGATGCAATTGTACACTTTACTGACCCTCGTTATTGGACATGGTTGTATGATATTGAACATGAAATCAGACAGAATGTTCCACTTTTATTTTACGCAATTTGGGATGATTTACCAGACCCATTATATAATCGTAACTTCTATGAAAGTTGTGATTGGATTGGTTGTATCTCTAGACAAACATATGGTATCATTAAAAGATTATCAGCTTTAGATACAAAACCAACTTGGAAAACAAAGGCAGATTGGCAAGTAGATTATGTACCACACGGTATTAATACTGATATCTATAAACCAGCTGATGTTTCAACTGAATTCCGTAAACAAATTTTAGGAGATAAAGAATATGATTTCGTATTATATTGGAGTAATAGAAACATTAGAAGGAAACAACCAGCTGATGTTATCGTAGCATTTAAAAAGTTTTGTGATAAGATTGGTAAAGAAAAAGCAGATAAATGTGTATTATTAATGCACACACAACCTGTTGATGAAAATGGAACTGATTTACCGGCAGTAATTGATGCAGTTGCTCCGGATGTTAATATTATATTCTCAGATGTAAGAAGACCGGTTGAAGAATTAAATCTTATTTATAACATAGCAGATGTAACAATCAACATAGCAAACAACGAAGGATTTGGATTAGCAACGGCAGAATCAGTAATGACAGGAACTCCTATTATTGTAAACGTAACTGGTGGATTGCAAGACCAATGTGGATTTGAAGTTGATGGTAAGTTATTAACGCACGAAGATTACATTAAGATTGGTTCTTTACATGAGTGGAGAAAATGGGAACAAAAAGCTAAACCTGGTCCTTGGGTTAGACCTGTATGGAGTAGAGCATTAGCATTAGCAGGCTCAGTTCCGACACCTTACATTTGGGATGATAGAGTTGATGTAGAGGAAGTTGCTGAAGCAATTGAGGAAA